CTAAAAGCGGCGTTATCTCGGAAACCGACGCATCGAGAATGCTATCATAGGCGCTGCCAAATGCGCTATCAGGATTAAGGGCCGCGACAGCCTCCGGGCCTGACAACCAACCGTCAAGGCGGGCATCGGCCTCTTGATCGCTATCCACGATCAGAAGGTCAAGCGGTAGACCCCACGCCTCAGGACAGGCCTTGGCCTTATCCTCAGATGGGCGATATAGCATGGTCTGGTCTGTCATTGGGTAATCCCTGAATCGTGAGAAAAAAGGGGAGAGCCGAAGCCCTCCCCGATTGCGTTCGGCTAGACCTAGGTCTGACCGAACAGGGTGATCCCCATCATTTCGGGCTGGGCAGCAACCGTACCCCACAGCGCGTCAACCCGGTACTTGGTGGAGAGGTCGTTGATACCGCCTTGGCGGGTCATAACCAACTCAAAGCCCTGATCGGTCGCTCCGCGCATAACGGCCAAACCGCTGTCCGGAGCCGGTGCCAGACGGCCTGGCAGGATTTGGACAGCGTCGCCCTGCCAGAACGGGTTCACAGAGGCCGTGACCGTATTCAGGAAGGTGATCGCCGCGCCATTGGCAGGTGTTGCCGTGACGTTCTGATACATGGCCTCGGCATTGGTCGCGCCACCATTGCTGATAATGGGAGGCGTGATCTGCACCGTACCAGAGCCGCCAGCGCCGGTCAGGATTGCGGTGATACGGAAGGTCTTGAGTTGGCCCGTGTCCTGCTTAGTGATGTGGTGACACGCATTGACGCCTGCAATCGTGAAAGCATCGCCGACCTTGACCGTGCCGGAAGCCACACTAATGGTGATGGTCTGGAACCGGTTGTCCACGTTCAAGGAGCCGCGCCCCGCCGTTAGGGTAGCAGCAGCCGGAGTGTAAAACTGGTTGGCACCGTTCAAGGTTACGGTAACGCCAGCCGCCGCAGTCAGGCGATAAGCATAGTCCATCTTATACAGGTCGAAGCCTGCAATGTCTGGCACTATGGCCTTTTCATACGCCGTCAAAGCCGCAGCTGCGCTTGAGGTTTTCACCTTGGCAAGGTCTGCGGCCATGTTGTTGTAATCGCGCGGCGAGGCAAGGAATTTGCGGTCTTCGCGGGGAATGCCCTGTTCGGTGAACAATGCATCAGCCAACTGAATATCATCAAACCCAGTGGCTGCGACGTTGCGCTTATTGACCAGGGTGCCAAACAAGGAAGCCACCGTCATAACGTCAACATTCATGTCGGCGCTTAGACGTTGATAGGCCGCTTTGGATAGGCGGGTCTCTTGCTGACCATCGCGCAATTCACGGGCGGTCATAACCCAAGGCGCGTGGCGTTGGGTATTGATCACGGCGGGAACCGACAACTGGGTCACGTCCTTGAAATTGCTCGTGGCATCGTTACCGGCATAGGTGGTCATAATGTAAGGCTGAGGCAGCCACATAATGTCGCCGGTGCGCTCCATTTGCAATTGGTCAAACTTAGTGACAACAGCGGCGCGGCTGGCAACCAGTGCGTCGTCATAGCCTTCCAGCATGTTGTCGAAAATTACGCGCTCTTCTTTTGAGAAACCGTTAGGCATAGCTGATCCCCTTAGGGTGAATGGTTGCTATTTGGCCTGGACCTTGAGCTGGCGCTTGTACCGAACGACCTCTGTACGGTCGCCGGTGCGTTCAGCCTCGGCCTCAAGCCGCTGTAGGTGCTTGTCCGTCTGACGGCTGATCGGGGCCGATCCCCTCACAATGCCCTCAGGCGCTGGTGCGGTGCGGTTGCCGGTTGTCACTTTCAGGGTTCCTTCGAGTTTTGAGACAGCGACCGCAAACTTGATGGGGTCTTGAATGGCTGCGAGGGTTGCCAACTTGGCTGGATGCTTTCCGAGGGCGTAAATGACCTTGGCTGCATCGCTGCTGGCCTTGATCACGATGGCCTGCTGCGTCTGAGACAGACCGGCCACCACTTCCTCTTCTGCGGCTTCAAAATCGCGAACCTTGAGGGCCAATTTCTTGCGCCCAAAGTCTGCCATCTCTTCCGCCCAGGCCGCTTGATTGGCCTGTGCATCCCTCTGGGCTTGGGTCGTGGCCTCTTCGGCCTGACGCTTCCGGTCCTTCCAAGCATCAAGCGCGGTTTCAAAGGTGTCCTCGTCATAATCGCAGCTTTCAAGGGTTGGCTTTTCGCCGACCTCAACCACTTGCGGTGCTGACGGCTTGGCCAACTCTGCCAAGCGGGCATCTCGATCCCGGATTTCTGCGCGGAGCTTGCGGACAAGCCCTGAATCCTGTCCCTCGTTTGAGGCTGGCGCTGCCTCATCGCCAAAGGTTACAAGGACTTCATCCTCATCGCCTTCGGCCTCGCTATCGGTGCCCTCTTGGTCCAGATCGCCGTTACCCTCATCGGGCAAAAGGTCGTCAGTTTCCGATTCTAGGGCGCTGTCCTGCGCATCTGCCGTATTGGTCAATTCGACCCCCATTTTTGCACTCAGCACTCACGGTGGCTGGATACCGATAAGGCTGGGTTGGAGCCGTAATCGTAACGGGTCAAAGCAGAGGCCTAGCACTTGTCCTTAGGCTTGCCCTTGGCGGCGGGCTTGCTGGCCTTTGAGGGCTTTGCGGTCTTGATTGGCTTCTTCATGGCTGCGGACCTTGGATAGGGTTGATCGGCGCTAAATTGTTCATGGGCCGGGGGCTGAAAAAGTCGCGGACCTTGCCAATCATCCCGACCTTGCGCTCAACTGCGCCGTGATCGGTTTCTTGACGGGTCTTTTCGGCATCCGCGAGGGTTTGGATGGTCTTGGCTTCCGAGAGCTTGGTATCGGCCACCGCCTTGCCAGCAAGGGCCTTGGCTTGAGCCGCAGCCGCCATGAGCGCCTCAGCCTGCGGATCAGGAGCCTGGTCCTGCTGCTGCGCTTGGTCGATTTTGTCCTGTTCGTCCTTGGTCGGCTGAACAAGGCCAATGCTTAGGGCCTTGGCGCGCATCCACGATTGCAAGTCTTCGACGCCCTCCCCGTCCATATTCAACATGGCCGTCATCATCATGGCGCTGGCCAGTTCGGGGTCAAACCCTGCCACCACCTGCGATCCATTGATCAGGGTCTTGACCGTCTTGTCTCGGCGCGTCGTCGTCGCCTCGGTTACATCCGAGATCACCCGATACTTACCTTTGGCTAAGTCGTTGCGGATCGAATAGCGGCCCTGCGGATCGGTGAAGCCCTGCTTTAAAACGGTAGTGCCTTGCTCACCGTCGCGGCCCATGGTCTCGACCTCACGGCCCTCCTCAACATAGATGTCACGCGCCATTGAAAGCCAGACCTCACCGCAGCGTTGCCAGGACTGTTTCATATTGTCCATATAGATACCGGACTTGGCATCAACGCGGGTTGCGGCAAGGTCCATGGCCTGAGCGGATACGTTCGCCTTAGTCTGGTCGGCTCCATTATCGGCTGACGTGATCTCAGCAATGTCAGAGCCGGTGATCTGAATCAGGGCGCCAAGAACCGGCGATAACTGCGGCGGGCTAATCATGCCAATCGGCCCGACAGGCTGCGTTGAGCCGTCCGCATTGACGGTTGGATTGATCAAGGCATAGGGCGCGCGATTGATATTGGCCTCGGCCCACTTGGCCTCATGCCCGGCAACCTGCTCTGGCGTAAAAATCGGGCGCTCTGTCGCAGCCGTGGCAGCGGTCTCAGTCAGCTTCGAGATTTGTGCGTTATAAATTCTCTGCGGGTCTTTGGCCAAACGCACATGACCGCGCGTCCGCTCCATATTGTCGATCCACCACCGCTTTCCATAGACCGGAATAATCGGGATGCAGTCACCCGCAATGATCTGGCCTTTCTCAGGGCCAATGATCGCGGCACCAGACAGGACATATTTGCGAACCCGACGGCGCTTAACCATGCGAACCCGCAATTCACGCCAGCCCTCAATAGCCAGTTGCTCAAGGTCGCCATCGGTCAGATCGGAGGCCCATTCCCGGCGCTCCTCTTGGGTGGTGCGGTTCTGCAAGACGTGCAGCTTTTCGGCCTTAACCTCGACGGTGTAATACTCGGCAACCCGCACAACATCGGGCGTGAACCAATCATAATTGGTCTTGAACAGCCCCTGCGGCCAGTCGCTATCATGGTCCAAGCCGTACTCGCGCTCAAACTCCGCCTT